CTAAAGGAATACCACCCAATGCCATTGCACCTAAAGCTAAACCTTGCATTTTTTTTTGTGATTGAAACATTGGTTCTGATATTTGTATAGAAGTCATAATACCAGTAGGATCACCTGAACCCATAGCTGTATTTGATTTTCCATATTTTAATTCTTGACTTTTTTTATTACCTATTGTTGATCGACTTATACTTGGGTCGCCTTTAGCATATAATTTTTCTCCTTCTTCTTTACTTATTCTAACAAATTCTCCACCAACTTTTTTAAAATAATTTCCTACTTTAACTTTTCCTTGTGAAACTAAATAATCATCAGTAGCTTTAGAAGCTGCACCTCCATACATATCATTTGTTTTTCCATTGGTTACTGCATATGTTCCAGTAGTCTTTCCTTTTTGTAAATAATCAAATGGACCAGCTTTTTTTTCTGTTAAGTTTATAGCTTTTTTAACTGCCTTTGTTCCTTGATTTGTTTGTCTATTAGACCTATCTCCAGAACCAGCTCTTTGGTTAGTTCCTTTATTTGAACCCATTATATTTCTTCACCTTCAGAATAATATCCAGCACCACCAGCTTTTGAGAATAAAGAACGACTACCAACAAGACCTCTTTCCCTTCTTCTCTTTTGTCGTTTTTCGTCTGCTTTTTTTGCTTTTAATTCTTTTTCTTCTGCTTCTCTTTTTTCTTTCATCTGTTTTTCTAATTCAGGATCAGGAGGAGGAGCTTTTGGTGTTTTAAATATTCCCATTATTATAACTCTATTTCACAAAAATTTCTCTTTTTCAACGCACAAAACAGTTGATAAGGAGTAAATATACAAAAATATGTCATACCTAATAATCTTTGTACATAACTGACACAGCTGTGTTCTTTTATCCAGGAGCTAAATAATCTTGGAAAACCTAATTCTGTATTCTCACTCATTGTTCCTTTAAGAACTTTTCCTTTAACTTTTTTAATAAACCTAAAAATAGTATCAACATCTTTACCTTCTAATATCTCCACATTATATTTACCATAGATAAATTCTTGCATTATCCATACATCTTTTTCTACACAGTAGCCTAATGCTCCACAATGTTTGTATCCTTTTTTAAAAAAACTAATAGACCTATTGTGTCCACTAGCTTCATAAAAATATACTAACCACTCTTTCTGAGGAAATCCCATGTGCTTTTCTTTGGTTTAGTTTTAAATACATCCCAGTTTCTTTTAGCTGTATGTGTGTGTCCAGTTTTATTACCAGCTATTAATTTCCTTCCTTCTCCAGCTCCCATCATTAAATATTGCAATGCATCATGAACATGAGAGTATCTATTCTTATTAGGCTTCTCATCATATCTATCTCCTGATGTTTGTATTCTTCTATAATGATATCCACCATTAAATCCTTTCTTAAGATTAACACAACTTTTATCAACAAGAAATGCTGGTTCACCATCAATCAATCTATTAATAGTTGTTTCTACAGATTCTATTCTTAAAGAAACATCATTGCTTGGAGCTGGTCTAGCAATTATATTGTGTTGCCTCATTACCATAAACGCAGTTCTTTCATCAGTCTGTGCCCTGAAATCTCCAGCTGGATCACCCCATATTTCTATATCGAGATTATTAAATCTTTTATTTAACTCTACTCTTAGTAAGTCAGAAAATCTTGATATACCCATATCAAAACAAACAAGCTCTCCTACTATATTCCATTTACCATTAGGAAGTCTTTGACCAAACACAGCAGCTGGTGTCAATCCAAAATCAATTCCAACTATTACTGGTGCATTAGCTATTGGTATAGTTTCTTTTGCTACATGGATTTGTTCTTTAAAACTAGGATAAACTAATTTACCATCTTCTGTTGTTCCATATTTATTCATAACATAAACATCAATCCAACTCTTTGTTTTTCCTTTAACTATATTGTTATAATAATTAGGAGTTAAGTTATTTTGATTTTCTGATAAATCATTAGGTTCATATCCATGTAAAACCTTTTCTTTTATTATTTCTTTCATCCCTCCAGGCTGATTATAGAATGACCAGTTATCAGGTTTAATTAACATTAAAGATTCTTCTCTTGATAAGTGTGGAGGAATTGGAACATCTCCAGCCATGATTGCCCACCAATGATCATCTTCAGGAGCATTAGTATCAGCAATAACTCCATACCAAGTAGCTCCACCATCACGCATACTTGGATATCTACCTACTCTCATAGTACAGGCATCTATTATTGATTTAGGCAGCTCTCTTGCTTCATTAATCCATACACCTGTTAGTTCTAGCGATAGAAGTTTTTTAACATCCTCAGGGCGATCTAAAGCAAGAAAGATAACTTCCATCTCTACTTCCCCTTTATAAATTCTATGCGTGTAAGGTACTGACCATGCGAATGATCCGAAGTCTGCTTCATTAAACCAATCAAGCCATGTTTTTATTGTTGTTGTTTTTAGCTGGGGATTGGTATTCCTGATGACTGCCCATCTTGTTTTTCTTTTACCATCCTTACCTTTTTGTTGAGCCAAAGACCTTCTAAATATTTCAATACAACAAGCAACTGATTTGCCTGAACCAACTGGTCCTCTTAATCCTCTAAAGAAGTCGTCAGACTTCATAAAATTTTTTAGGACTTGTCCATCAGGTTTATAGGTGAAATCAGTCAATGTTACCCAACTGAATATATTTAGCAATCATATCTTCAGCAACTTTTGGACCCAGAGCTTCTATTAACTTATCGGCTTCTTTATCAGTAACCATGTGTGTAGGATAGTTCTTAAAGTGTACTGCTTTAACAACCTTTCTCAATCTTTGTCTATCTTGATAACTAATATCAAAATGTTTGTTTTGAGAGTTAGGTTTCTTTGTATCCAGTACACCAGCTACTGTTCCATACTTTTCTTTTAACTTTTCATGATCTATTTCATCTTGTTTAGATTTAATATCCTTTACTTGGTTTTGTTTTAACAATTTTTTTTCCTACTTTTTTAGATTCTACTTTAGCTTTCTTTACACCAGCTTTGGTATAAGGGAAAGTTTTTTTTCCTACTTTAGGCATTGGCTATTCCTTTCAATTGATCTTTCATATTAAAATTAGCTGCTCTTAATTCAATTCTATCATCATAAGCTTTATCTAGCTTAGTCATCAGAACCTTATTTATATCTTTAACATCTTTCATTTCATCCTGGAGTATCTTCACATCTTGCATTAGAGCATCTATCGTCATTTTCATTCCTTTGAGTTTATATTAATTAAAGCGAGATTTAAAGTATTAAAGAAAAAATTTTTTTTTTCAATGCACAGATTAACAATTCCATGCTCTCAAAGACTTAGATAATCTATCTTGACCAGTATTGTTACTAGGCTTCTGCCTTTTCCTCATGCCTTTCATTCTAGCACAAAAAGACTTCCTTCTTGGATTACCTTTTACTTTACTAGGAGCTTTAAGATTACCACCTGTGGATTTATTATAACTGGCTCTACCTTTAGCATTAAGTCCACCTTTAGGGTTCTTACCTTCTTTGCGTGTCCAGGCAGCAGTCATTACTTATTTATTAATTTTACTCTTAACCTTATTTATAAGAGATTTACTAAACTTTCCAGCTTGGATGCTAAAACTCTTTACATCTGATTTCATTAGCTTAACATTTCCTTTAGCTACATTAATTACATTTTCAATAGATGTTGGTTGTTTATATACATTCTGTAATTTTTTTGTAACAATCTTTGTAATAGGTTTAGCAATTTTAATCCCTGTACTTATTGCAGCACGAGCAACCTTAATTTTTTTTCCTGGACCAAATGTTGATGCTGTTTGTTTTACTGCTGTTAAAGCTGCTGCTCCTACTTTCTTTCCATGCTTTACAGCAAACTTTTTATATTTATTCATATTCTTTCCTTTATTGCTAATTTAATCTTACCCATCTTCAATCCTTTATCTGCCTAGTACTAGGAGCTATCGATCTTAACCAGATCAGAGCTACTTAAGTCAGACTTTTACTTTAAACTAACTCTAACTATTTTCTACTCACATTCTTGAGTGCTTTTTTTTAACTCTATTGTGTGTAGGGGTTCACTAGTTAGTAGTAAGTTCCGTTTTTAACCCCCCCCCTCGTTGTACAGCGACTACTTTAGTTCTTGTTTCTAACTGAGATCAATAGATACCTTCAAGTTTCCATCGACTTGATGTTGTACCCTATCAGGCGCTCTCAACCCTATACGATCTAGTATATCCCTACTCGCTTCCAGTTGGACATACTCACTTCGTGCATTACCAGATAGTTCTACTAGTTTACGACTAGCTGTTATTGCACCTAATCCTATGGTATTAGCTATTTGTCTTTTCATATAGTCTTGTACCTTTGGGATACGTAGTGTCCTACTAGCTGTTACTCTACCACTCTCTTTCGTTGAATATCCTGCCTTTTTGGCTGCTTCTGTTATAGTGCATCCTGTCGCTACGATAGTATCGACAAGAGCCTTTTGTTTATCTGTTAAATCTAAATCTTTCATATATAATAATACCTATGTTGTCGTTGTCTATCGGATAGATACTGTACTTCTATTCGCCTCCGATGGATGATTGTAAACATGGATTATTTCCTGTCAAGAACAATCGTTGCGACACTCACGCACATCCCAACATATAGTAGTCAATAGATAGACACTTGCTAGATGTCGCAAGTGACTGGGGTTCTTCTGCGTATTAATCAGATAAACACGGTGGAGCTGCTCTACGAGACAAGCTCTACGAGCAGTGTGGAAAAACCATTCGTTTACCAATTTATCATCATAATACTCCGAAGAAATGACGCAAGGTCATCGTCGTGGATTTCCGCACATATAAGATGTGAGCTAAAGCTCACGAGATTGTGCTATGATGAATCTCTCTCTCTCGTGATAAAGGCATCCTAGCATATGGTCAGAGAGCCTCCTTTCGCTAAGTGATTCGCTCAAGTCGGTCAGCTACGCTGATAAATGGCAGAGCCATTAACTCTTGACTAGATATGCTAAAATACCTTCATCCCAAGATAGAAAGATTCTATACAAAGGATAAGTAAGTAAGTAAGTAAGAAGGGGGGAATAGTCCCCCTGGATTATGATTAAATATAATAAATATATTAAAACAAAAGGATAAAGTATGTATGAAGAACTAAATCAAACATATCCAACTAAAGAGGATAATGATAATTTTCAAGAAATTATTAATAACCATTATGATAGAACTATAGCTGAATTAGCAGCTAAGTTTGAAGGATGGAATATGGATAACAAACTCTTGAATTATAATGCAAAGTTTGAAGTATCTAAAAGATGTAATTCAGATCATTACTCATTAAAAACATTAGAAACTAAACTAAATAGTGCGAAAAATGCACTAGATAAATTAAGTGAAGAAAATGGTAGTAATATACATGGAGCTCATCTGATGGAAGTATCCCAATCAAGATACGAAAATGCATTAAGATTAAGAAATGGGTTTGAGTTCAGTAAGAGTTTAGTAGAAACATCTTACAATGCAAATGCAAAGTATTACAAAGATACATTTGAAGAAGAATTTGTACCTAGATCAGTACAGGCTGATAGAAAAGCAATAGCTGGACATCAGGGTAAAGTAAAGATTTGGAAGAAACAAATTACAAGTAACTTCAGCTTAAAACCAGCTGGAGCATAACAATAATAGAACACAGGGGTCATTGGACCCCTTTGTTTTTTAAACTATAGGAGTATTAAATGATTAGATTTATTAACTTTATTAAATATAATAAAATATGGTGGTTATGTGATATTATACTAGAAGGTAAATATCGAAGGTATGACGAATGGCTTTATAACGAACACATGGAATTACTTGATAAATTAGAAATGGAATGTCAAATTGATGATATTATCATTGAAGAATAATTAATAATAACAACCCTCTAGGAAACTAGGGGGTTTTTTTTATACTCATGGAGGGTAAAAATGACACATATATGTGCAACAATATTAATATTATGTAATACATTACCAATATATTTTGATGACAATAGAAATGATTTCGTTCAAAAAATATCAGAATGTGCCATAGAAAATAACACAGATTATACCGAACCCCATCATAGAATACCGATCAAGCTCGTGGCTGCTATCGCAGCTCTTGAAAGTGGATGGGGGACTAGCAGATTTGCTAGGGAGGGAAATAATTACTTTGGTATGCAAACTTATTCACAAGATATTGATGAATACATTGTGCCATTAAATAACCATAATCTGAAGATAAAGAAATATTATAATACTTGTGAAAGTGTTAATGATTTTATGGACACTATGTCGCAGTCAAGATTATATAAGAGATTTCAAAAAGAACTTATAAATCAATGGATTAGCGATGAAATATCCTATATAAAATTAGTATATACTATGCCCAGATACAGTAGAGATACCGAATGGGAAGATAAAGTATTAAGTATAATAAAACAAATGGAGGATTAATGATTACTAAAACTAAATTTGAATGGGATAAAGAAAAAAGTATATTTAGACTTGTCGGCTCAAAAGGAGGATTAATGATTAATTATTTAACATTCATAGATGAATTAAAAGAACTTAAACCAGTATGTGTATTATTAGATGATACAGTAGAAGATACTGATGCAAAAATAAATAAATTAATTAAAAAGTATCAAGATATAATAACCGAACATGAAAAGGAGGAAAACAATGAGTGATGCAGCTAAAGATATTCTACTAGAAAAATACTATGAAGAATTTTTAATAGAAACATTAAAGCAATATAAAGATGTTGATAAAGCAGAAGCTGAAGCAGATAAATTAGCTAATCAAAAAATGGAGAAAGAACAATGATAACTAAAACATTCAAAGGAGCTGCGTTTGCAAGTAGCTTTGTATTTAAAAGTTCAGCATACAGATTTGCAAAAAAAAGAGGTGTATGGTTCTATAGACTTCTTTTATCACAGCAATTTGCTGATGTGGTAAGT